GGAGGAACACAAACTGAGCCTCGCAAAACAACACATATGCTCTGGAGTGCAGACCGACTACGCTTCCGTCTGGTAGATGCTTGGCAGTTGCATGATCGTGTCTCTCTCCACACGCATCGCAGACAAGGATTCCGTCCAGGTCAAGCCTCGTTCCGTTGCCCATGCAATCACCTGCTCGACATACTCTGAGAATGCCGCGGTCGTCATCCCTGTTGTTGTCGGCTCCAGTTCGACCATCTGCCCACCTGGAAGCTCTTTCATCCGTCCAGGCAGGAACAGAGTCTTAAAGTAGGTGTGCCATGTATCAGGATGATAAGTTTGACCACCCGGCATGACCTGCTCACTGATCGCTTGCAAGACTGCCCAATAGAGCGAGTTCTGAGCGGTTGAACGGTTGGGTTTAGAGATCGACACCACCCAACCCGGTTTCGCGGCTTGTACGGCCTCCAAAGCCCTCCTACGGGCATCCTCGTTTGTTAGTGGGATCAGCATGACCATTGCCTCGCCATAGCGTTAGCGATTCCTGTGTAAGTCTCTGAACGTTTTTTCCATCGATCAGGACCAGGTGCCATCTTGTGAACGCGAGCCTCTCTGCCTGAAACGATGTTTGTTGGAACTAAACAAGGAAGGTTTTTCAGCCAGAAACAGGTTGCCTTTGTTTCGCCATGTCCAAACATCCACGGCTGGATGATCTGGTCTGGTTTACGAATCTTGCTGCTGATGACGCTAATCGGGTTCTCAATAGCAATCTTGTTGATTGGCGCATTCATCAACAGACGCACAAAGTTCAATGCTTCTGCTTGCTCCTGTTGTTTGTCCTTGAACCATCTTGAACCGCTGACAGCCAAGTGAGTACAAGGAGGGTGAGCAACCATCAGATCCCATCCGTCATTGACGACATCGCGCACATCACCTTGATAGTGCGGCCCAGGTGCATCAGTTGGCAGCAAATCGCACGACATCGCATCATGACCAAGTGCTCGAAAAGCATCCCTCACCTTACCGCTGTACTCACACGCAATAAGAACTTTCATAACTCCTCCACCTTGCATTGCCAGCGATTGCCTTCTTTGTGCCAGCCATGAATCTGGACTCTCCACCCTGCGCGAACCATCTCAGGATATGCATCAGAGTCCTGGATCTTGTGTCTGCGGCTGCTCATGTTGGACTTGCTTGTCGTTTGCACTGCCAGCGTCTCACCGTTGCCGATGGCCAGGATGTCTATGCAGCCAAACAGGTCATGCTTGCGCTTCGTGAAAGCGTTGTAATGCTCGACGATGGCAACACGGTAGCCATCACCCTCAAGCTGCCACTTGCTTCGTGCTGTCAGTGTTGTCATTGAAAAACCCCGGAACAAGCCACTCTTTGCGAACCCTGCCACCTGTCAACTCCTCGATCTGGAGCGCCCTAGGTAGCGGGACTTTGCCAGCCTTCCTCCAGCTATAGAGGTTCTGTCTGTGTAGCTTGAGAGCAAGACAGAGCTTGCCCTTGCCGCCAAGGATGGCAGCAGCGTAGTCAAGAGCGTTAGAGACGTTCATTGTGTTACCTCCTGACCACATTACAACACATTGCCAATCGCTTGACAAGCACAACAGACTGCCTTACACTGGCTTCACCTTAACAGGAGTACAACATGGAAAACGATCAAGACCGTTGGGAGTACGAGGTTCAGCGCCACCAGGAGTCGGAAGAACTCAAGAGCAAGGTGATCGATGCTCTGCTGTGGGCTATCTCGTTCTCGCTGCTGATGCTGTTGTTCTGGCTGGCACTGGCAGCATGATCAACGATCCCAACTTCGTCTGGAGAAGTAGCGCCGCCACAGACGTAACCATTACATGGCGCAAGTTTGGTTGGACACCCATCTCAGAAAGGACAGACAATGAAGCAGATCGCATCCGCGCTCGTCAAAGCACAGCGCGAGTTTGGGCCAGCATTGAAGACCAGTCGCAACCCTCACTTCAAGAGCAAGTACGCTGACCTCTCAGCAGTCGTAGAGGCTGTCATTGACGGTCTAAACAACAACGGGATCGCTCTGATCCAGCAGACGCATGAGTGCGAGTCTGGTGTCATCGTCGAGACTCTGCTGATCCATGAGTCCGGTGAGCAGATCAGCGGAGGTCGGCTCCACGTTCCTGCAAGCAAACAGGATGCTCAAGGCTACGGATCGGCTTTGACCTATGCCCGTCGCTACAGTTTGATGGCTACCACCGGCATTGCTCCAGAGGATGACGATGGCAACGCTGCCAGCAAACGTGAGACGCTGAATCCTGATGTGATCGCACAGATCATCCTCAACACTCAGACGATGGATGACCTCAAGTCTTGTTATGCAAAAGCCTTCAAGCAGTTCCAGGGTGATCAGGCTGCTCTGGCAGTGATTGAGGACGCAAAGAACAAGCGTAAGACTGAACTGATGGAGATCAAGTGATGAACTTACATATCCACAAAGTGATTTCTGTTGAGATTGATGCGATTGACACGCAAACAATTCCATCAGGGCAATACTCGACACGCAAGATCATCGTCAAAACAACAAATGGACTTGAATTTGAACTAGTGCTTTTTGCAGAACTTCCGCAACACTTGGACGTAACGTCAGTCGAGCCTTACGATGAAGAACAGTCGCTCGACTACTTCAATCGCTATATGGCCGGAGATCGATGATGAACCCAAGGAAAGCGTTTTTCGACCGGTCAATCGCTGTTTTGGATTCGCTTGGATGCAAGTACAAAATCCAATCTGAATGGGGGGAATTTGGCACTCTTGAACTTGCAGCACCAAAAAAGACTCGCAACCAGTATCGTCCTAGAGGCTATCTAGACAGCATTTTTAGTCCAATGTTCGATGGCATGAATGTCGGAGATGTTGTGATTGTCAGATACGAACCGCTTAAAAAACTCAACGTATTCCAGTCGATTCAAGAAGCCGGAAAAACACTGCATAAATGGTTCTGTCGGCAGTATGGCACTGGGTCTGTCACATATCACACCAACAAAAAAGATCAGTCAATTGAAGTCATGAGGTTGAAATGATGGAACAGCGCAGCCCAGAATGGTTCGCTGCGCGTCTCGGGTCAGTCACTGCATCCAGGGTATCGGATGCTCTGGCTGGCCCAGACACCGCAGCCCGTAGGAACTACCTCGTACAACTAGTAACAGAGCGTCTGACAGGCCAGCAACAGGAGTCATTCACCAACGCAGCAATGCAATGGGGGACAGACACAGAACCTCTTGCGCGTGTTGTGTATCAAGCCACGCTGAAAGGAGATGCGTTTGTATCGGATGCTCCGTTTGTCAAGCATCCAACAATTGAATGGTTTGGCGCATCACCAGACGGGTATGTCGAGGACGGACTGGTTGAGATCAAGTGTCCTAACAGCACGACACACATCGACTACCTGATGGCTGGCAAAGTTCCAACCAAGTACCAGAAGCAGATGCTGGCTCAGTTAGCTTGCACAGGCAGGGAATGGGTGGACTTTGTGAGCTTCGATCCTAGAGTCCCGGAGCATCTGCAACTGTTTGTCGTGCGATTCAAACCCAAGAAAGAGGAGATCCAGAAACTGGAAGAAGGAGTGCAGAAGTTCTTGGATGAAGTCAACAAAGCAATGGAGGCTCTCAATGCCCGTCAAGTTTGATGTTGTAGCAGCGACTGGAACCTACACCGCTAAGGATGGTTCCGAGAAGAAGTCTTGGATGAAGATCGGATCAGTCATCCAGACACAGAAAGGTCTGAGCTTGAAGCTCAACGCTGTCCCGGTAGGTTGGGATGGTTGGGCAATGCTGGCTGAACCGAAAGAAGCACCGAAACCAAAGGCAGACTACGATGACGATCCACCTTTTTGAGCCAGACTGCCAGACAGAAAAGCAAGCCCTAGAGCTTGCTTTGGTGTTGGATCAGGCTGAAATCTATCTGTGCAACAAATGCAACTGCTATCACATCCGAGCAATCACGGATGCAGCATCAGCAACGCTTGCCGACGAACATCAGTGACACGGCGCTCCCAACCTCGACCGAATGTGTCCCAGGTTGGGAGTTCCTGCAAGAACTTTAACCTAGCAGCACAGTAAGCATCGATGACCTGACGCGCATCAGCATCGTTTATAGCCTTCATTGTGACCGGCCCGATAGCTCCGTCAGCCGTAACACCAATCGCCTCCTGTAGGAACTTTGCAGCCCTCCCAGGCCCACTGTTGATCGCAGTATCAAACACGCAGTAGTCGATCCCGGTTGGCAGATCGTCACCCTTCACCGCATCCCAATATTTCTGTCGGTAGAGCGGCATGACATCAGCAGGTGACAGGTTTCTCATGTCTTCTGCGCTGACAGGATGACCACAC